CATCAAACTCACGGAGAAGTTAGAACTTATTGAACGTTCTCTTAGTATTGTTGAAACTGCTGAGGCACAAACGTTTACTGTTCCGCATTGGCTTTCGCCATCGTCACCGAAGAAGTCTGCTGGAACTCTTGTTGTGATGCTTTCCGATACGCACTTTGACGAGGTTGTAGATCCGCAAGAGATGGAAGGCTTGAACGCTTACAGTCGCGAGATCGCGGTGATGAGATTGGAACGTTGGTCGCAGAACGTTGTGAAACTTGCTAGGCATTATTTATCTGGCGTTACTTACGATGGTGTGGTGTTGATTCTTGGTGGCGATATTTTCACTGGTGATATTCACGAGGAACTTTCGCTTACAAACGAGGACACAATGATTGGATCGTTGTTGTTTTGGTCTGAGCAGATCTCTGGTGTTGTTGAACTTCTAGCGACAGAGTTCAAACGATGCCACGTTGTTTCTGTGGTTGGTAATCATGGGCGCACTACGCGTAAGCCACGTATGAAGCAGCGCGTCAGAACTAACTATGACTGGTTGGTTGCGAAGATGGTTGAACGCCAGTTCACGAAGGACAAACGCGTTACGTTTTCTATTCCCGAAAGTGCCGATGCACTTATCAGCATTTATGAACATGGGCATTTGATTACACACGGTGATCAGGTTTCTGGTGGCGGTGGCATTGGTGGTATCTATCCACCGATTATGCGTATGCGCGCGCGCAAAGAAGGCAGGTATTTGCAGACAGGCAAAACGTTCAAAACAATGTGGCTTGGTCATTGGCATCAGTACATCAGTACACCGTCAATGGTTGTGAATGGATCTATGAAGGGTTACGACGAATACGCAATGCTGATGGGTTTTGGTTTTGAACAACCACAGCAAGCGTTGGCGTTGATAACACCAGAGAAGAACATCACGTTTCAGGCACCAGTGTTTTGTATGGACAGAAAGAAAGAAGGTTGGTAGTGGATACCATCGTTGTTGTTGAATGGGCTGATGCTCATCAATCATCTACTCAATGGACACATATTGGTGACATTGATTGCGAAGGCGAACGTATTGTTCGCACAGTTGGTTTTCTTATTGCTGCTAATGATGGTGGCAAAGTTGATCACATTACGATTGTGCAGTCTTGGGATCGTCAGGAAGAAATGATTGACAACGTGATGCACATTCCTGTTGCGATGGTGAAGCGAATGAGCGCGGTTGTATTTGAAATAGTTGATGGCGTTCTTGTGTCGCGCTGAACTATTATGAATGTTCCCAGACCTGTTGTTGTCGTTCCTTCTCCGACGCAGGTTGGCGCATGGCGTGGTCAGGTTTCGGTCTGATCGCGCCATTGTGCTATTCGGCAAGCCCTTCTAATAGAAGGCTCTTAGGTAATGCTTTGTATAGACGCCTGTTTGGGATACACTTCTCTTATCGGCGTAAGGAACCGATGTTAGAGAAGGAGAAATTATGGCTACGAAGAACGTCCGATGGAAGTGCGAGATCTGTGACAACGGATTGCTCGCGCCATCACGACCACGCATGAATGATGTGCGTCGTTATTGCCTGCCATGTTCGGCAGATACGGGCAAGTTGGTGCATCGCGTTGCGCCATCGTTAGAAAAGAAACGTGCTGTGAAGAAAGTTGTTGCCACAAAGCGCACAGCATCAAAGCGCGCGACTGTTGCGAAGCAGAAAGCAAAAGTGCAACCTAAGAAGGAAGCGATCAAGCAAGTAAGAACATTTGGTCACGAAGGTTTCCACATTGAGAAGGAAGCAAAGAAGATCTGGAAATTGTTAGAGCCGTATCACAATGGCAAACCAGTTCCGCAGATTGATATGCAGCAACGTGGATACACGCTTGATGAATCTGGAAGACTTTGGGTACGATCTGGCAGAGTCGCAGGTCTTGCGTATTATTGGGAGAATCGCATCTGGCTGGCAGCAAAGCCAACTTGGGAAACATTGGCGCATGAACTTGTGCACGTTGCTGTTGGTGTTCGTCAAGGTGTTCAGAATCGCAAAGCACACGACAAAGTTTTCTACGATTGCTTGCGCGATGTGACGCAACGTCGCTTCAAGATCATCATCTCATTCCACGAAGTGACCCGATATGGATACGAAGTTGATCACAACATCAGCAAACAGTTGAGGGCAAAGAACGTTTATGAGATCTTCAAGAAGAAGGAAGGCAACTGATGAGCACATCAACAAAAGCAAAGTGCATAGCATACGCAGCACGACACTTCCTCACGCTTGAAGTACGCAAGATGTATTACCTTTCGTATTCAGTAGATCTTCCAGAGGGATTGATCACAGAGAGCGGACGAACTGGATTCGCAGGCGAAGATGATTGCGGTGAAATGCGTATGCCTGAGATATGGGGTCACATCATGGCGGACATGGAATCACTTGTCTGGGAGAAGTGGGTACTTGACGCGGAATAGGAACATAACGAACAGATACACATTCAGAGAATCACTAACAACCACAAAACAAATACCAAACCAAGACACATCGCAACGATAATGTCTAACCATCGGAAGTAAGGAACCGATGGTACATAGAGAAAGAAAAACAATGACAAAGAAAACATACATAGAACTAGCAAAAGATTACGGAAGGATCTTGGCAGAGAACGAAGGAGATTCTGTTGCTGTGTGGCAGATCATTCACACAACGTGCCGAGCAATGCAGCAAGACAATCCAATGTTTGATCGCAACCGCTTTGAAACAGCAGTGAAGGCAGCGATGCAATGAAGTACGAGATTGATGCACCAGACATTGACGGTATGTACGTCATGGGTACAGGCGTTGATGGCAAATACTATGTGACGCGATTCTCAGATTGCTATCGCAATGGTGGACAGAACCAAACCGAGTATGAACATTCATTTGCGTTCGGATCACGATTCGCTGCGCAACGTTGGGCAGTTAAAGATCTTGAACGAATCATAAAGGAGAACTACTAATGAACTACGAACGTATTTGTTTCAGATGCAAAATTGAACAGCCACATGATCTGCAATCCTTCTCAGCGAAGCATCAGATTGGTAAGTGGTCTGGATACCGTTTGTGCGATGAGTGCAGCAACGTTGTAATCAAAACATCACAGAAGGAAGTTGCCGAATGAACGAAGAAGTATTGAAGGACTACCTTGAAGATGTAATTGCCGAACGCAATCAATGGCGCAACATCGCAGACAATCTTTACGACGCGCTGACGATGATGAAGAAACGACGTGGCATTGACATTGACGACGTTGAGCAAGTGTTCACCGCGTTAGATAACTACGAAAAGGCAAGACCATGATCGTGCGCCTACCTAACCACCCTGCATTGTTTGACGTACTGATGCTGCGCGATCTATTCGCGGAAATACGAAACCGCCAGACAGGTGAACAGTTCGTGGTATCGCTACGCGACTTCCGAACATTCATTGAAGTGACACACCCTTCCATTACAAAGGTAACAGAATGAAAACATCAACCATAGAAACACTCAAACAATATGAAGACGTGCTTCGCGTGTTCGCTAAGAAGATCGCAGACAAGCACAACATAGACAGAGATGAAGATGATTGGTGGACTGCGTATGCATTAGATGAAGATTCATACGCCGACATAAACGTGTATGTCTTTGACGACGATACGCGCAGTGTATTGAAGATCGCTGCGTATCCAGTTGATGCAGATGGTTTTACGATCTGTGATGAATGGTTGATGCTCTACGAATCATCAACAAAGAAAAAAACACCAAACAAATTCTCAATAAGAAAGTTCAGGAAATGAAACTAATTCCCAAACCAATACACGGAACCCTTGAATGGCTATACGGCAGACAGAAAGATGAGAACGGCAAAGCCATTGTTGGTGGCAGTGATGCACCAGCGTTAATGAATGCTTCACCGTACAAGTCACGTGGCGATCTATACCACGACAAAGTAACAACACCAGTAGTTGGTGGCTTCAACATGGCGTTCCATCGTGGCAACGTTCTTGAAGCACCGCTTGTGACTGAGGCTGAACGTATCTTGAAGATCGCACTACACACACCTGACGTTATGTATCGTTCAGGCAGGTGGAACATCAATAGCGACGCGGTTGATAACGAACAGTCACCATCGGTACAGATTGAATGCAAAACAACTACGCGCTACACCATCGCGTCGGCAGATGATCTGCCTATTGAATGGCGTTGGCAAGGTTGGTCACAGATGGCTGTGCTGAACGTGCCTGTGTTCTTCTCTGTGCTTGATGCGCGCCAGAACTTGGTCGTTGTAGAACTTGAACGGAACGAACACGCCATTGATGCACTGTTGTCAGAGGGAGAGATGTTTTGCACTGCCGTAGATAACGGCACAGGTATCACGGACTTCATTGATGACTTCACTGCGGAACAGATCGCTAGTCTTGTTCGTGCTGAACCAACATCGGTTGAACTGCCTGCGGAAATGATGCAGGTAATTGAATCGTTAGCAGAAGCGAAGCGAATTAAGAAGGAAGCAGAAGAAGCAGAGAAGATTGCGCGTGATGAGATCGCGCGACACTTAATGTCAAATGAGATTGGTTTGATAAATGGTGTGCAGGTTATTTCATGGAAACAACAGGCAGGTAAGAAGTCTTTGGATCTGGTTGCTTTGCGCAGCGAGTATCCAGAAGTTGTCGCTCAGTTTGAGCGTGATGGGTTTCCGTATCGTGTGATGCGGATCAAAGGAAAGAAGGAAACAAAATGAAGTTTGACTTATCGCAATACGCGACAGTGGAAGAACGACTAACGCAGTTCTGGAGTGACCACCCTGACGGTGCGATCATTACAGAGATTGCACATCGTGAGGAGAACATCATTGTGTTCAAGGCTTACATTTACTTTGAACGTGGCGGTGATCTTGTATCAACTGGTTTCGCAGAGGAAGTGCGCGATGCGTCGCCAGTTAATCGCACGTCTTTTGTGGAGAACGCAGAAACGTCTTCAATTGGACGCGGACTCGCAAACGCAAATTATGCAATGAAGAAAAGACCGTCACGTGAGGAGATGCAGAAGGCACAACGCGCCACGACTACAACTACAAACGTTGTTGTGAATAATGTTTCGGATCTCATGTCAGATGCGCAACGTGGCACACTCGGCAAACTTGTGGTTGATCTGAAACTGAATAAGAAGTTTGTGCCTTATGCGAAGCAGAAACTTGGCAGGGACATTACATCTGTTGATGAAATAACTAAGGCTGAGGCAACGTTGTTGATTGCTGCGATGATCCGCGAGAAAACAGAGAGTGAGGAAAGCGAATGAGCGACATAGGCAACCCAATTGAAATAACTGATAGCCATCTCTATAAGGTGACGTTGGTTGTGGCGATACCGAACTACTCAACAACGTTCGGCAATGAACATCACGTCACCGCGTTAGACATGATCCTTGACATTGTTGGTAACGAACCAGAGATTGCAGTTCTTGACAGCAAGGAAACGAAACTTAGATTGGTGGAAGCACAATGAGCGAGCAACTAGGACTATTCACAGCAGCGCGTCGTACTGATCCTGCCACTTCACAAATGAATCGTGACGCGTTCATCAAGAAAGGTTCACAGCGAGATCGTTTGCTGTTTATGTACTACTGCAACACAGATCTAACCGATGAGGAATCAGGGAAAGAAACACGATGGCAAGACTCAACAATGTTTGAACATCGCATTTGTTATTGGAAGCGATGCAGTGAACTACGCAAACTGGAATACATAATCCCTACGGGAGAAACACGCACAAGTTCTTTCGGACAGCAACAACAAGTATGCGAGATCACCGCGCTCGGTGTGGCATACATCAAAGACAGATACAAGATTTGATAAACGATTGGCGCAAACTCGCTGTTTGTGTTGGTGTTGATTCAAGAATCTTTTTCCCTGAGTACGCCCAAAGCGAAAAGGTATGGACACGCGCGCGTGTGATGTGCAATCAATGTCCAGTACAGACTGAGTGTTTGGAGTTTGCACTACAATGGGAAGATCTGGAAGATCGTTGGGGAATGTATGCAGGTCATACGCCGAATGAACGTAACCTGATACGCAGCGAAAGAAGGAAGTGGAAAAGTGTTTGAGTGGAAGCAAGGCAACACGCGTATGTTGTCCCCCAAGAACGTTGAAGAAATGATGGTTGCTATTGGCTTGAAGGAAAGACACGCCAACATTGACATTATGATGACAACGGAAGTATTCGCTGACTTGTGTTTCAGATTGGTACGTTTGGAATCAACTCAATGCCCATGTGCGGACATAGATGAAGGAGATGAATATGACTAGCAACTTGAAACCGAAAGCCGAGTGCGAAGGCAACAAAGATAAGTGCAGCAATAAGAGTTGTCCGTTGTTCGGAACGTTAGGCAGGGAAGGTCGTGATGGCAAACGTCGTGTTGCTGGTTGTGGCGATCCTGTTGCGCGTGGGAAACGTAATCGCGCGAAGGGTGATGCCAAAGCGCGACGCGCAAGACAGACACTTGGCATTGCTGGCGCGAATACAAGACACGAAGAACATTGGGGTGGCGCGTTCCGCGTTGAAGTTAAGGCAGGGAAACAGATCGCACCAATGTGGACTAGATATTTACTTGCGGAACAACAGAGCGAACAGGGACGCGCTATTGGAGATCCAAGACCATTCGTTATGGTTGCGATGCCAGACGACACAACTGATGGTTTGATCATTGGTCGTCTATCCACGTTGGGTGCATTGTTGAGATTGATAAATGAAGAAGGAGAACTGTGAGTGTTCGGTGGATAAGTTTTGTTTGGGAATCATCTCCGTATGAAGGCAGAAGATTGCTTTTGCATCTAGCGTTGGCGGACTTCGCGAATGATGAAGGCAGTTGTTTTCCTTCGCAGAAAACTTTGGCATCAAAAGCGCGCACTACGGAAACATGGGTGAGTGCTTCTGTTAGGCAAATGATCAAAGACGGTTTCTTAGAGATAATTGAGAAGGGAAATGGTCGTGGTAATCGCACGATCTATCAACTCAACAAAGGTGTAACTCAGATTGGGGAAACTCATAAAGGGGAAACTGACGATGCAGAAACCCCCAACGTTGAACATATGTATCTATATAAGAACCGTAAGGAACCGTCAAAGGATCTTGCGTCATCGTTTGAGCAGTTCTGGAATAAATATCCACGACGTGTTGCGAAGGTTGCAGCAAGAAATGTTTTCCTATCGGTGATGTTGAAACCTGATGCGCCATCGTTAGATACTTTGCTAACAGCAGTGGACAACTACGCCAAAAGTGAGATAGACAAGAAGTACATCGCTCACCCTGCTACTTGGCTACGTCAAGGACGGTGGGAAGATGATCAACCAAGTACGACTACGCCAGTTCAAAAGGACTGGCATCTAGATCAGGCTTATGACCGTGTTGTGCCTTTCGCGCATTTACGCAAGTCGTGGGAAGAATGTTTGGATCTCATTAGCGGTTTTGAACCGCGTGTGATTGAACCCTGCAAGAAGATCTATGACCAGATACGCGCACAGCAATGATTGGAATCACTCATGCAAAAACTATTTGTCACATCTCTATTATTTATTGGCTTGATGTTTCCGCCATCAACTGCGCAAGCGCACACACAACATGATCTTCCGCGATTGTCTGAACGTCGCAAGTACGAACTGTCAATGAAGTTCGTTGAACGTTTGGCGCATTGCGAAACACATTCCAATTGGAAAGATCGTGGCAACTGGTCTGGTGGTCTTGGCATTGCGCGTTCAACATGGATCGCATTTGGCGGAAGGCAGTTTGCTGGCAAGCCACCAGAAGCGACGAAGCATGAGCAGATCATTGTTGCCAATCGGATCGCGTTGTGGGGTTTCACGCACCGTGATGGTCGCTTTGTTTATCCTGTCGGCTTGGGCGGTTGGGGTGCTTTGGATTGCGCGCGTCCTGTACGGCTCATACATCGGCGCATACCACGCTCTCAGGCGTTCTCCCTGCATGAAACGGGTAGCCCATATGATTCCGCACCATCGTAGGTAGAACGGCTCTGGGAGCCTTAGAGCGAATATATTAGGCAAAGCGTTATGGAGCATGGGCATTAGGAATGAATTGCCATAGGCACCTATTGGGGATACGCTGTTCACATCGGCATAAGGAACCGATGTTTAGAGAAGGAAAGAACATGACAACAACAGTTACAAAAACAGTTATTCATAATGGCATTGAGATTCGTAGGTCAAACGAATTCACGAATCCCAATGCCTACGTACAAAGCAACCCTATGCAATGGATCGTTGACGGACACGCAAGCAAGAACGTCTTTAAGACATTGAAGCAAGCACAGAAGTACATTGATGACACCATCAAAGCAGAAGCCAACAATGCGTATGGCGACTGGTCAGGCAACTACTTCATCGTTCGTGCCGTTGATGGCAAGTTCACAGAAGTTGCAATTAGCCGTGATCAATTCAAAGCAATCAAGTCAAACCGATAATCATTAAGAGAAGGAAACAACAATGAACATCGCAATCAACCAAATAGAAATAGCCCTACTAGAAGAACACCGAAGTGTGTACGCATTTCGTTCCGCCATTGAAGTAGATGGCGAGACTACTGATCCGCAAGTCAGGGCAACAATGATGCTCGGACAAGCACTCTTGGAATGGGCATCATGTCGCGAGTCAGCGCGTAAAGAATACGAGTCGCTGATGAGACAGGCACAAGACAAGATCAACGACATTGATAACAATCAAACTCTTTTCTGGGAACTTGATTCGGATCGTGTCAAGGACTACAACGCCAAAGCAGACAAACAAGTTGAATTGATTACGTCTATGTCGTACATCATCGGTCTGAAAAACGAAACACTCAAACAACTATTCGCAACCGTCACAACGTTGCAATTCGCAAAGTAGGAAAAGGAACCATGAAAACTACATACATAATCAAACTTCATTCATCAAACGATTCACGACCATCGCGCAGATTCTTACGTTCGGTTTGCAAAGATCGCATCACGGGAACGACACACCCGAAATTGGCAAGATCATTTCAAAGCGCGGAAGATGCACAAACGTTGGTCAGCCAGATTCAGTATCAGATTGGTTGGCTGATGTCAGTTGAGACTTACATGATCCCAACAAAGGAAGCAGCAAAATGAAAAAGCCATATTGGACACACAAAGGCAGTCAAAGAAAGTTTTACACTTTTGAGGCTGCAAAGGAATCAGCAGAGATCATTGAGAACATGGGCTTTCCAAAACCACCTATCACCTATCACCGAATGCTCGGCTCATTATGGGTGACCACTTCAAGCGAGGAAAGCAAATGAGAACGTTCCCAAACCCAACTAACTATCCATGCCCATACTGCAAAGCATCGGCAGGTGAACCTTGCGTAAACAAAATAGGTCAGGCAGTGGAAAGATCGCATTATGAACGCGAACCAAAGACAACACACATCAGCAATCCTGATACGGCAACAATCCAATTCTTAACTAACATGATCGTGCGCGGTAATTAGTTATGAGTTACATCAAGAACGCCATGATGAACGTCATAGGCGAGAACGCCAGCGAGACATACATCAAGGTGTCACAACTAGATGCGGAAACAGCGAACGCGTATCTGGCAATGATCGTAATGACCAGACACTTCAAAGAACTCTGGCGCGACAATTACCTGATGGACGAAGATCTTGAAATAGCAATCAAACAGGGACAGGAACTAGCACCGTGAAAAGAAAAATACAGGGCACACTTTGCTTCGCATCATTCATTGCAGCGGTCTTCGCAGGTGGCGGACTAGAAGGAACGACAGCACCAATATCTTTGTATTGGTTCGGCATCTTCTTCACAACAGCAATCTTTCTTCTACCAAGAAGAATCAGAATCTCATCAACAGAAGGAAACAACAAATGAGTACAGAAACCCAACAGTGGCTTAACCAGAACGTTCTGGTTGGCATGACAGATAAGCGCGGAACCGCGTGGCATTACAAAGCAAGCGAACAAGGAACAGAGCCAAACCATTACACAGGGCAGATCCCTATTGAAGATGTGCGACGCAGACTGTTCAATTGGCAAGCAACGAAGGAACCAATGTTTGTTATTGGCGCAGATGCCTATCAACGGAGAGTTCCGAATCGCGTTGCCATCGTGCGCGACGATACATGGGACGTTCTTGGTGTTGTATCGCCAACATACGAACCACATCAATACGACGAATGGCTATTGCGATCAGTAGGAAACATTCTTGATGACTCACTCGTTATCGGTTCAGCAGGATTATTGAAGAACGGTGCTGTGGCTTGGGTGCAGATTGAGATGCCAGATAACTACAAAGTTGCTGACGTTGAGTTCCGTCCGAACCTACTTGCGACAACATCATTCAACGGATCTATCGCAACAACATACAAACGAACGGTAACAGTCGTTGTCTGTGACAATACTCGGAACAGCGCGTTGCGCGAACACGGACAAGAGATCTCCATCAGGCACACATCAAAGTCTGGATTGCGTCTTGGCGATGCGCGAGCAGCGTTGAACATCGTGCATACGATGGCTGACGAGTTCACGCAGGAGATCACGGCACTGCTGGCAATGAAGGTAACTGATCAGCAATTCCAGAAGTTCGTGAATATCCATGTGCCATTGAACGACGAAGAATCAAAGCAAGCAGTATCGCGCGCTGAGAACGTTCGCTTTGAGTTTCAAAACCTTTGGCAGAATGATGTTCGTGTGGCACCTTGGCGCGGAACTGGCTTTGGCGTTCTTCAAGCGGTGAACACACATCGCCAACATATGCGCCCAACACGCGGAGATACCGTACTGGTTGAACGGACAATGATTGATTCCCTAACAGGTAAGACTGAGTTGGCGGATCGCAAGGCAACACAACTTTTGTACTCGGTGCTGAACTGATACATTGAACATTCGTAGTACGCGTCGTGGCACCCCCAAGTCATGGCGCGTACTGCTATGTTGATCGTCTTATGACACGCAATGATCTGCAACTGGCTCTACATTTTCTACAAAGAACAGTTGCGCGTGGCGCGGAAGAAGACTTACTGTGTGACTTGGTTGCACGAATTGAGAAGGAAATTGACAAATGGAACAAGAAGCCACCCACATAGAGTTACTTGAAGAACGTATTGATTCACTGTGCGTCGCCAATGAAGAACTGCGCGAACGGCTTGATAAAGCAAGTAACGAATTGGTATCTATTATTGAGCGTACCCAATTGCTTGAACAAAAGAACAGAGATCTCAGCGCACAGGCAGATCGCTTGCGCATACACTTACAACAGGGAATAGAACTCTGAGAAGGAAAACATAATGAACAACATCACTATTGTCGGAAGCGTGGGACGCGATCCTGAACTGCGATACAGCAAAGACGAGAAACCAATTGCGGTATTCTCGGTAGCAACTGATTACGGACGCGACGAAAACAAGAAAACATCTTGGCACAACGTTGTCGCATTCGGATCTCTGGCTGAGAACGCCATCAAGTCAATACACAAAGGCACAAGAGTAATTGTGTCAGGCAGGCTTGACGTATCGGACTATCAAACCAAAGATGGCGAGAAGAAGAAAAAGCACGAACTGATCGCTGACGCGATTGGTATTGAATTGCGCTTTGAATCAGTTGAGTCGTACATGGTGGCAGAAGAAGTTTTCTGATGCTGGACTTACTGACGTTTATTATTTTGATCACGTCGGTATTCCTACTTGGCTTCATGTTGGGTAAAGACAAGTGACCGATGAGAACGAAATGCGCAATGCGTACATTCGCGCCAATGAATTAGAGAATCAGACAATAGATCTGATAGAACATCTACGGACACGCATCAAAGAACTAGAAGCCGAATGCCGACGACTAGAACGAACCGCGTATGACTAACAAACGTGTGCTGATGTTCGCAATCGTCTATCTGACAATGATGCTCATACTGGTGGCAGGCTTATTCAGCGAGTGATTATAATGATGGCACTTAGAAGGAGTCATTATGATCAGAGAAGAACTAGCCCAACACGCCATTGCGATTGGATCAGTAACAAACCACCCACGCAACGTGCGACAGGGAGACATTGGTGCCATCAGCCAATCACTCAAAGACAATGGGCAGTACAGACCAATCGTTGTTCAACGATCCACAGGTCATGTCCTCGCAGGCAACCACACACTCAAAGCAGCGAAGGCACTCGGCTGGAAAGAGATCGCAGCAACGTTCGTAGATTGTGACGATGATCGCGCACTACGTATCTTGCTCGCAGATAACCGCACAAACGATCTCGCGTCATACGACGACAACGCGCTTGCCGAACTACTCAAAGAACTAGCCACAACAACATTGGCGTTAGAAGGATCAATGTATTCAGGCGATGATCTTGACGACATTCTTTTCAAAGCCGAATACAACCACGGCAACACAACAGCCGACGGTGGCACACACGACAACAGCGATAACTACTACGACAAAACAATTCGCAGTCTGATCCTCGTCTATGAAGAAGATACCCACAAAGAACTTGTTGCCAAGTTAGACAGAATTGTTACCGAACTTGACGTCAAAGATTACAGTCAGGCTGTAAAGCGTTTAATAGAACAATGGAAATAATTGAACGCCGATTCCAAACTTGGGAACCAGACAAAGACAAAGCAAATAGATTCGCTGATGTACTGAGTGGCATCAAACACGACGTTGCTATCAAAGATGCAGATACGAACGAGATTGTTGTTCTTCAAAAGAAAATAGATCTGGCATCAATTATTGATCTGCCTAACTTGCTGCGCCATCTACGGCTCAAAGGCAACTACACGCAAGCGCGCACAGGTTCAATGCAGAGAGCATCAGGAATCAAAGCCAAAGAACAATGGTTTGGATACATACCGCCAGATACTTTGAAACGACGTTACGCAATAAACCGTTCCGCGCTTTACACAAAGAACCCTGAACTTGGTTATGGTCTTGAACACTTGACACCTGTGTTGTGGAATATGTTGAAGCAGACATTGCCTGAACAAACAATGAACCACGAAACAGTAGTCGCGGAATCCATACATAGAGATTGGTGGCTGGAAAACTGCCCGTTCACTTCGGGCATCATCAACCACACAAACGTTCTGCCATACCACAAAGACAGAGGAAACCTCAAAGACAGTTGGTCAATGATGTTGGCACTACGCAAAGGCGACGTCGGTGGCGCGTTACATCTGCCTGAATACGACGAAACAATTGCTGTTCCTGATTGCTCAATAACATTTTTCAACGGACAGAAGTATTGGCATGGTGTATCACCAGTAGCACTACAACACCGAGATGCTTACCGCTTCACTTTGGTTTGGTATGTCAAAGACAGAATCAAAGTATGCCTATCGCGCGAAGAAGAACTAGATCGTGCAGCGAACTCTGCATACAAAGGTTCACGCAGTAGCAACCCAGCAAGAACGAAAAAGAAGTGACCGCTACAAACCTTTGGCAAGACTACGTTGCGTTTCATACTGAACAAATAGTTTCGTGGGACATAGATCCCATTTATCCAGTCTTGCAATACATCAACAAAGATGTTGATAACGAATCAGCACTATGGCTTACCTTCTTGCACGTCGCTTACTACCACATCGGTTCAGCACTCGCAGTATGGCATGAACACCCTTATCCAGTAGTGCCAAGCGATGCCATGTTGCGACTACCTTGCGGAACAGAACGACGCGCACATCGGTCACCAGACAAACTCAAAAGGCACTTGACTCATTTGCTTGAACACGCACCGCTAGAAACATTTGTGCAACGTGCCATCACCAATGACCCAAGAAGATCATGGTCGCGTATGGAAGTAATGCTGCAATCAATCTGGGGCAACGGCAGATGGGCGACATACAAGACCTCAGAGATGCTCATGAAGGTCAATAGATTGCCATTGGAAGCAACAGACATGGGACACAAGAACGGTTCAGGCTCAAAGCATGGATTGAAGTTGCTTTATCCAAACGCGCCAACAGGCAACACCGAGCGCGACATTGCTCTGCTGGATCGTATGTCTTTGGAGTTAGTTGAACGACTAAGAGCAGAAGGTGCGCCAGCGACACTTGAAACGGCAGAAACATCATTGTGTGACTTCCACTCAATGCTTGAAGGCAGGTATTACGTTGGTTATGACATTGACGCTATGATCAGTCAATTACGTGCTGTACCATCAGCACTAACAGAGAAGGCTTTTGAAGCGAGATGTGCCACGATACCTGTGGAATATCTTGGTGAGATAAATGGTTGGGATACTACGGACGATGAACGCAAACGCGCCTACAAGCAACAACGCGCAGTCCTTTTCCGTTAGGACAGCAACACTCACAGATCGCTTTGTGGTTGAAACGATTGTGCGCCAATGTGGGAAGCACGTCAGTGACTACTTCGGCATACGAAACCTGATTGACTTTTATCGTAAGGGTGAAGTGTTCATAGTTGAAGATGGTTCACCAATTGCATTCGCAGTAGCGAAACCATTGATACGTGAACAAGTCATATCGCTATATGAGATAGGCGTTGTGCCACACAAACGCGGTCAAGGTATCGCAACGAAACTCATGTACCACATTGATGCTCTCCACCCCAACCGCACTTGGCGACTGGTCGTCAATGACGATAACGAACCTGCCCGTATCGCATACGAACGATTGGGATTGAAGGCTTACGCATACGACAAAACCAAAGGTGGCAGACCAATAGTCCGAATGGAAGGAACGTTGCGATGAGAAAGATAATCATTGTCGGCTCTGGCGTCGCAGGATCATGTGCGCAAAGGATAGGCGAATACTACGGCTGGGAAACAACAGTCATAGATCCGACACCACAACTGGCTGCTTCACGCGCTGCACTGGCAACGATCCGCCCACAATGGCTTGGCAAGAATGGCAGACAAGATGCACAACACTCTTGGCGATGGTACGAACGATGGAATGCAACCATCACACAACAGGCGTTGGTGTCATCATGGAAGAAACCAGAGCCAGAACTACAACGCGACTGGTGGCTTGTAGAACCAATCGGTCTGCTTGTTGAACCGAACATTCGCGAGCAAGTGATCAACATCAATGGCACAACTGTCACAACCGATAAGCAAACACTCAAAGGAGATGCTGTGCTGGTCGCGGTTGGCGCACACGACACGAACCTGTACGACACATTCAAACCGATGGCAGGCTGTACCCTATTCAACGATCAGATAAGAATGATTGGCGCGCCATTAAGAGTGCATCACCTCAGACCATTCCACGCGCTGACCGTCGCGGAACATACAGGCAATGTCGTGCTTGGCTCATCTATCCATACAGACAAGAACAAAGCCGAAGATGAAGTGTGGCGAATGTTATCCATCGCAGAGAACTTGGAGATCGTTCCGCAGTCAGATGCTTGGCAACTGGTCAGCAACACACGCGCCACATCAGCACAACCACAACTACCGCAATTAGGCAATCCATCAACAACTATCGGTTCACTCGCGCGATCAGGATACGGAATCACACCACACGCAATAGAACAATGGATCATCAGCCTGTCATGATCATCATCTATCTGATTGGTGTCGCAGGTGTAGGCAAAAGCACCACAGTCACACAACTCACAAACGACTGGACACTACGAATGGAAGCAACCAAACCATTCGCCCACCGCCACTACAACACCCCATACGGCAGAGCAGTAGTCATAGGCAAAGACACAGAACCATTTGGCGGAACAGACACATTGTCCTACACAGCCATCAACCAAGCAG